TAGAAAAAAGTCTTGTGTTACTAGAAAAGGCTCATAGAGGTGACTCTGTTGAGGCTCACAATATTAAAAAGAAAAAACTGCTTATCAAAGACGAACTGGTTCGTCATAGACAACGCCTTAAAGAAATGTTATAATAACTGATGACTAAACCTTTTAATAAAGCCGTGTGCTTTACAGATATCCATTTTGGCTTACGCAATAACAGTCGTGCCCACAATGATGATTGTGAAAACTTTATCAAGTGGATGATTGAAGAAGCCAAACGCGAAGGTGCTGAAACATGCCTGTTCCTTGGCGACTGGCATAACAATCGCTCTGCGGTTAATGTTAGCACACTAAATTATACCACATCAAATATTAAACGGCTCTCTGAAAACTTTGAAAAAGTGTATGTAATTATGGGCAACCATGATCTAGCATACAGGGAAAAGCGAGAAATTAACTCTTTGCCATTTGCAAAACATCTAAGCAATGTGCATCTAATAGATGAAATTACAAACATTGGCGACATGACCATTGTGCCTTGGCTCGTTGGTGATGAATGGGAGACTATGAAGAAGTTAAAGAGTCGTTATGTATTTGGACACTTTGAACTTCCACACTTTAAAATGAATGCCATGGTAGAGATGCCTGATCATGGCGGACTCAATGCCGGACACTTTCCCAATCAGGAGTTGGTGTTTTCAGGACACTTTCACAAGCGACAACAGCGAGGCAATATTGTCTACATGGGCAATTGCTTTCCACACAACTATGCAGATGCATGGGATGATGAGCGTGGTTGTATGCTCTTAGAATATGGTGGCCAACCAGATTTTCGTAACTGGCCAGGTGCTCCTAAGTTTAGAACTTTAACCTTAACTGATGCAATTGACAAACATGAAAGCTTGTTTGACACACAAACTTTTGCTCGCGTAACAATTGATGTAGATATTTCTTTTGAAGAAGCAACCTATATTAAAGAGCAATGGGTCAACACATATGGCATGCGAGAACTTAGCCTTATCCCTGGCAAGAAAGAAGAACATGCAACAGAATGGACTGGTGGTGAAATACAATTTGAAAGTGTTGATGCTATTGTATTAAATCAGATTCAGGCAATTGATTCTACAGTCATTGACCGCCAGATGTTAACCAGTATCTATCAAGGATTAACACATTGATTAAATTTAACAACCTTACAATTAAGAATTTTATGAGCGTGGGTAATGTAACCCAGGCTCTTCGCATGGATCAATATGGCCTGACCCTTGTATTAGGCAACAACATGGATCTTGGCGGAGATGGTGCTCGTAATGGTGTAGGTAAAACTACCATTGTCAATGCACTATCTTATGCAATCTATGGATCAGCTCTAACCAACATCCGCAAAGAAAACTTAATCAATAAAACAAATGGCAAGGTTATGCTTGTTACAGTTGAGTTTGAAAAGAATGGAAACAAGTATACAATCGAGCGTGGACGCAAACCTAACCTGCTACGCTTCATTGTTGATGATCACGAAGTAAACGAAGCAGGTACAGACGAAGGTGCTGGCGAAAATCGTGTTACCCAAGAAGCTATCAACAAAGTTGTTGGTATGAGTGCAGAGATGTTCAAACACCTTGTTGCCTTGAACACTTATACACAACCATTCTTGAGTCTTAAGTCTAATGAACAACGAGATATCATTGAAGAACTGCTAGGCATTACACAATTAAGCGAAAAGGCCGAATTACTTCGCGAACAGATTAAAGTTAGCAAAGACATTATCAGAGATGAAGAATCTCGCATCAAGGCACTACAAGAAAGTAACTCTCGAGTGCAAGGATCAATCGACGACCTAGAAAGACGCAGTCGTACCTGGGCAAAGAAAAAGTCAGATGACATTGTTGCATTTGTTGGGGCTATCACTGAACTCGAAAGCACTGACATTGAAGCTGAACTGGAATTGCATCGTGCCCTTGCACTTTATAAAGAAAACGAAAATCGCCTAAAGTTAGCCAATAAAGAATTAGGCACTCGGCAGAGCAATGTTAAGAAGTTACAAGAAGCACTGGTGCTAGCACAAAAAAGTCTTGCATCTATTAAAGAACACCAGTGTCCCAGCTGTGGACAGGATGTCCACGATGAGAAGCATGATGAGATGATAACATCTGCTACTGCCGCCTTAACTGCTACTGAAACAGCATTGAGGGAAGAACACGGCTATCTAGCACAAGCAGATATGGTGGTGCGTAGCATTGGCCAAGTGGGCAATAGGCCAAAGACCAAATATCAAAACCTTGAAGATGCCGCGGCTCATAAAAACAACCTTGACAACATCAGGAAGCAATTGGAAAGTAAGGATCAAGAAAGCGATCCTTACCAAGAACAAATTTTGGCCTTAAAAAACACAGCACTAGCAGAGGTTAGCTGGGATGAAATCAACAGGGTAAGTAAACTGCTTGAGCATCAGGAGTTTTTACTTAAATTGTTAACAAGCAAAGACTCATTTGTCCGAAAACGCATTATTGAACAGAATCTGGCGTATTTGAATCATAGGCTAGGGTATTACCTAGATAAGTTACAATTACCACATCAGGTTTCTTTTAGAAGCGATTTGGAAGTTGATATTAGCCAACTTGGACAAAGCTTTGATTTTGATAATTTAAGCCGAGGAGAGCGTAATCGATTAATTCTAGCACTAAGCTGGAGTTTTAGAGATGTGTACGAAAGTTTCACTGAGCCAATGAATTTAATGTTCATTGACGAGCTTGTTGATTCTGGTATGGATAGTGTAGGTATTGAGTCGTCAATGGCAATTTTAAAAGCAATGGGTAGAGAGATGAATAGGAACATTTTCCTAATCTCTCACAGAGATGAGTTAGCAAGTCGTGTTAACCATGTTCTATCCGTTGTCAAAGAAAATGGGTTTACCATGCTTGATACAGATACACAAATAAATGAAATAAACTAAGGAGACATTAAATGTCAAATCACGAAACACTATTAGAACAGTTTGAAGCATACAAGGCCGAAAACGAAAAGTTTACAGGTAAAGGTGTTAAGGCATCTGCGGCTCGTGCTCGTAAGGCACTACAAGAGATGAGCAAAGCTATTAAAGAACGCCGTAAAGAAATTACTGCTGAGAAAGAAGCTTTAGCCGCTCCAAAGTAATATGACTTGGTACTATCAAGGTACCATTGTCAACGAGTTGCCCGAAGATTGTGTTGGTTTTGTTTATTTGATTACAAACAAAACCAACAATCGGAAGTATGTTGGTAAGAAATTAGCAAAGTTCTCTAAGACTACCTATAAGGTTGTTAAACAAAAGAACGGTGTTAAGAAAAAGAAGAGGATTCGTAGTAAAATTGACAGCGATTGGCTAACTTATTTTGGTTCCAGTCCCGAGTTAAGCAAGGATGTAGAACTATTTGGCGAAGATAACTTCTCTAGAGAAATTTTACACTACTGCCAATCTAAATCTGCTTGTTCATACTTGGAAGCTAAAGAACAATTTGACAGGAAAGTACTTGAAACAAAGGATTACTATAACGGACACATACAAGTCCGTGTACATGGCTCACATATTTTAGGTAAACTGTAGTCATAACAACGGCTATAACCATATACTCACCCAGGCTAATTAACTAGCACGACAATTTCTCATCTTGGCTAATTTACTACGCAATGTAGACACTCACAGCGTTAACGCAAACTCATAATATTAGCATATTAAAATCCCACTTAACTGTTTAAATAGAAGTACTCATTAAAATATGTTTTAACGATGTACCTCTGTGATAATGAGATTCACTACTGATAGGCTTGTGTCGCCGATATACTTAGACACCCATAAAACCAGGCACTAGGGTTGCGCTGGGGAAGGAAATTCTGTGCAGTAGCAGAGACTAACGCCCACTATCCTTCACAGGACGAAGTTCGATTGCTTGAAAAGAACTGGGATTAGTATAGTAAAGCTAAAATGAGTAGGCTCTGGTGAACTATTACAACCTACAAAATTACACAAGCAGATTGGTTTGCAAGTGTAGTTTGCGTTATTACAAGACAAGCATAAAAAGGTACAGCGTAACCGCCTTTACTGGAAACAGTTGCTTAAACCAATGTGGCATAGGGGTCTGAGACAAGACAAAATGTTTTTCTTAGCTGGTAAAACGGCTAAGTGTGACTAGAAAATCTAAGACAAGTAATCATTATATTAATCACTTGTTTCTACTTTACTTTATTGTGTTAACTAAAAAAATTGTAGTCTAAGATAAACTGAATGAGCAAGAGCGTAAGCGATGCGAAATTCAAGAGCGAAGTATTCGCTCTACCTAG